GCTCTTTCATTTTGCTTTTGACTCTTTCTGGAACAGCCATAACGAAAACGTGCCTAATTCAGGCTAGCCAAAGCCCCATGAGCAACTAACTCTTTTTTCGCTTATGGCGGTAGTCTATTCTTTTTGAACTTGTTTTTTTGCGCTTGAACTTTCTCTTTTCTTTTTCAGAAAGCTCTTTTGCGGTTTTTGGAGTCTCGGAAGAAACACGCTTGGACGGCCTGCAAGCAGGATAACTTCTACGCTTTTCGCCAGTCTTCCGCCCGCAAGGCTTCCCGGTCTTGATGTCAACCCACTCCTCGGCAAACCAGCGACCAAGGCCGCCCCGACCACGCTCAGCCATCACCTGCCCCCTTTAGAGGTTTTGTACTTTCCCCCTCGCCTCTTGTATTCACGAACAAGCCAGCCACTTGCATAGGCGCTCGGAAAGACAGCAAACTTACGCCTAGCCTCGGCTTTGACACGGGCATAAAGAGATTTGTTCGTTGGAATATTCCTAGCTCTCACTTTTTCTTGCCCTTCTTTTTGCGAGACTTCTTGGCAGTGGAAAGAGCGATTGCAACCGCCTGCTTTTGCGGACGCCCCTCTTTCCTCAGCTTTTCAATATTGTAAGAAACCGTAGCCCCGGACTTCCCCATTTTCAAAGGCATGGCATCAAAGCATCTGCTCACACAATAAAGCCCCCTCCGGGGGAGAGGGGGCGGGAAAAAAATTGACTCAGAGGAGAGCAATCAAAAAGAGAAGGAAAAGTGCTAAAAGCAAAGTAAAAATTGCAATCAGTGGAGAGAATTCGCTTCTCGCTTGATAGACAGGCCTGCTTTCACGAGGAACGAGAGACGGAACCGGCTGGACAGAAGAAGGCATGGGGCGAGAAGAAGAGTAACTTGTAGTTCTCGCATAAGAACGTGTTGAAGAAGAGGCAGCGCGGCGGCTTCTGTAACCCCCGCGAGACCACTTTGCAACAGTTCTGCGCCCATGCCTTCTATTGTAACGAAATTCGCTTCTCACTCAACCAAACATACTGCCCATGGCCCTGGCAAGAGTCGGGTCAAGCTTACCAGCGGCGCGGGCTTCACGAAAAAGCCGCGCAGCTTTCTCCTTCTGCCCCCCATTGACCATCTCTGCAACAAGAGTTGCGTTCACCGATCCAACAGCAAACGGGTTATTCGCAGAAGTGTAAGCAGGGGTGCGAGACGGAGCCATGCCAGAGCCCGTAGCCCCGGAACCATTAAAGTAAATGGAGTAGTCGTCATCCTCACGGAGCTTACTCACGGCATCCTTGAGAGACACCGGGTCGTCCTGAGGCCCATAAACAACAGTCTCCTCGTCCTCAAGCAAGCGGAAGTCCTCTTTCTTGAGCTTGAACAAATGCCCCGGCTTACGGCAATCAACGCGAGCCAGCTCATCCATCACCTTCTGCTCAAGCAGCGTTGCACGACGGCTTTCACGCTCGCGATCACGCTCCTGCTCGGCCTGGATGATCCGCTTGTTCTGCTCCTCCAGTCGCCGCTTCAGGGAGGCCATTTCCGCCTTCACAACCGTGTCCACGGCATCAGAGGGGTTGGTGTAGCCCTGCTGCCCCTGAGGCTGCTGCTGACCCCCCTGGGGCTGCTGCTGACCATTCTGAGACTGGCTCCCGCCAGCACCACCACCCTCGCCTTCCTCGCCGTCTTCGGAACCGTTCGCGGCCTTCAGCGCCAGCACCTTCTCGGCGATCTCTTCGTCGCTCATGTCGGGCGTCAGCTCGATGCCAGCCACTTTCAGGAAGGTAGCGATCTGCTTGCGCTTCTTGAGGTCGCCCTGCAGTCCCTCCTTCGAGGCTTTCAGTTTCGTGTTTTCGGTCTCCAAAGCGTTGAGCCGCTCCTCAAGCGACTTGAAAGCACTGTTTGCCTCATCAAGAGTCTCAAAAGCCATACGGAATTGTTGTCGGTGAAAGAACTATAGCTCAAGCCTCGCTTGGTTCAAACCCCGGTTCCGAGACTTCTCTATCGGCCCCCTCGCTCATTGGGGTTCTGTTGTCTACTTCAACGCGGGGGCGGGAAGATCGCCCATCGCCAGAGGCCACTCCACCAGCTGCCATCAACTCTCTAATGGTTTCAGTTCCTTTTAGTCCCATCTTTTCAATAATATCAGACACGCTAAAGCCGGGAATGCCCTCAAAAAGCTCCCCACTCTCAAGCATACGCATGAACAATTCAATAGTTATCACCCCGTCCTTGAACAGAGAGCTGTAGGCCATTACCTGCTGCGAGTGCAGCTTAACGGGAATGAAGTTCTTGCTGATTACAATCTTAACGGCAGAGTAATTTCTGTAAGCCGCAGCGTACATAAGCGCCCTGTTCAAAGCGTCTTCAAGCGACTGAACAAGAACCGCAAGCTGAGAATCGCTCTGAGAGCGGTCAAGAAGCTTCGCAAAGCCGGATTCGGCTTGCGTTTTGCCCGTTGTCATTGCAACTGCAGCCAATCGCTCCATTGATTTCTCGATTCTGTCGAGATTTCTAAGTGTAACTTCCGCCCCCTCCATGCTTGCGCTGATCATCCCGAACCTTGCGTCGGGATTTTGCGAGGAAAGCGTTCGCCCCGACCCCGCTTTCACTTCATCATCAGGACGGACGCCCGTCATTGTCAAAAAGGGCGAGGCCGTAAGGTGAATTGACTCTGCAAGGTCAGCAGAAACCGCCCAATGATGCAGATTTAGCCGCGCAATATCAAGAAGGAGGGGGCGAGCACGAAAAAATGCCTCTTTTTCACCCCCAAGAACGGGTACAAACGGGATAAACGGGATAGAAAGATACCTTTCTTCCCCCTCTTGAAGATACCTATCGGTATTTCCAGGCACATTTTGCTTCACATATGTCCTGCAGCGAACTCTGCGCCCAGGGGGCACAAGGCGAAGCGTGTCATTGATCTCGGAGTAACTATCTTCCCCAATTTCTACGATGTCATAAACGAAAACAGCGGGCAAAACTTCTTCAAAAAACTCATTTGTGGCACTTTTTCGACGAATTTCCCCCTTGATACGCAAATACGTGGGAAAAGAGCCGAAAAGTGACTGCCCAAGAATCTGCGTACTAAAAATATCATGCCTACATTCAAGCACTTGGTCGCACTTGATTAAAACAAAATAGGGGCGGGGGTTGAGAATTTTCTCCTCTTCTGCACTCAGGTCAGTAGGAAGCTTCGGATATTCGACCCAAATACCCGCAACACCCGCATCAACGGCTGCCGTAAAAAGTTCCTTGGTGTAAGAAGTTAAAGAATGCCCCTCAAGATCGCAATCTTCAAAAAAATTGCCCCACGACTCGTCAACATTCTCGGGAATTACAACGCCCTTGCGAAGGGCGGTACCAATTGTGAGGTTGCGAAGATGCGAATAAAATGGCTCAAAACTGCTCTGCGCCCTAGTTTTGCGAACATCATACGATTCTGGCTCTTCAAGGTGATCCTTGGGGATATATTCGCTAGTTGCTTCGTACAGAAAGAACTCAGGCAGAGTGCAAAACTTGATCGGAGACAGCCTTTCCAGCTGCTGAGCCTGCTCGATCGAGTATTCGGCAACGCCCGTAACCCCTTCAACATTCGCTTCCAGCTCTGGGTGCCGCCGATCAAACGGATTCAGCCCCAGGGCGTCATCAGCATTTGGGATCAGAGAGTTACCGACGATGACCACTGTTTCTTCGCAGCACTATTCACACTCTAACAGCAGAAAAAGCTTCGCAGTTGGGGGCGGGGAAGAATAAAAATGTCGGGGGCGGAAAAGAGAATTAAGGGGCAAGAAAATGCAAACTATCTCCAACGCTGCCCTCGCCCAAGTCCAATTGACGGCCTTGGCATTGTTTGCCAAACCAGATACCTCAAGGCATCACCAAAGTGAGAATAGTCTAATTTTCCACCTTTTGATGGCTTCAGAGAACTATCATAGCCCCAGTTCTCAAGCATTTCTACAGATTCGTGGCACGAGGAACAGTTGATAAAAATCTGCCCCTTGTTAAAGCAGTTGTTTGCGTGCCCCACAGTTTCTGCGATTGGTGGATTTCGACGCTCGGCTATAACTTTCGCCCCCGTCTCTCTCAAGATGTCGTGATCGCTCATGGTAGAGGAAGTGCTAGCATGTGACCCCGAGCTATCAGGGTAAATCATCACCATGTTTCTTGCAACATGAGCAGCGTATTTCCGCTTGATATGTTCCGCGAGCGAAAAAGTGTCCCTAGAAATGTTCTCGTCAAATATGTGTAAGGCCTGGCCCCCAGAAGGCAGGGGGCGCATAACAGCATAGACACTTGAAACCTTGCCCACGTTGAAGTCGCACCCAATGAGGATTGGCTCGCCAGCTTCGGGGCAAAAGATATTTGTAAAGTGCTTGTCTCTCTCAAACTCGCTAAACACAGTCGTCGTCTCAAGATTAACAAACTCGCCCTTCACGTAAGCGTCAACCAGATTTGAAGGGTATTTCTCCAGCAAGTCCTTAACGTAGTTTTCATCCAGGTAGGGATTGTCTCTGGTATCCGCTCTGTAAAGTTGCTTGTCATCGCTTTTATTTTTCTCAAAAAACCCCCAAATAAACTTCCGCCCCTCCGGCGTAGATACAAAACAAATCTGCGGACAATTACCTACACGAACCCGCCCCTGCAGTTTGACCAGGGCCGCCTCAGCAACCTCCTGCTTGACCGTATCCGCCTCGTCAATCACCAGGGAGGCGGCATTGATGCCCACCAGGCGCTCCACGTTCATGAGGGGGCGGAGAAGGATTGTGGTGTCCCCCTCGGGCAGATGCAGGGTGTAGCTGGGCTGAGGAGAAACTCGGTGCGTGAAAGGAATATCGTATTTATGAAGAAACGAGTTCCACGTCGGAATTGCGATGTCATTCAACATCACATAGGTGGGCTCAAGATAAATGTGAGTATGCCCCTGACTTCTAAAGGCTAAAAGTATTGCCTTGGCGACACTACTATAAGATTTCCCGCTCCCAAGGCCGCCTACATACAGTATGTACCTTGTATCGAAATTACAAACGAAATCTTTTTGGTGCGGGAGAAGATCTGCAACAATTCGATCTTCAATCTCGTCTACGCTCAGAGCATTGTTGTTCTTTCTTTTTAATGCCTTGAGCATCGACGTATCGTGAAAAAGCCCGAGCGACTGCAGAGCTGCTCTGTCTGCGTATCTTGCGCTGCGGGCTTTTGCTGGCATGTTGTCGCTGGCCTGGTAACTAAGGGGCTAGTTTTGCTTTGTGCAGGCGCTTCTCTTCGTACCACTGTGCAATCTCAGGCGCCCAATCAACAAAGTGAGGCCACATCAGATCACAGAGCCAGCGTATCTCCTGCTGGGCATCGAGCTTAGCCCTGAGGTCGAGAAAGTGCATCAGCGCCCTCATGGTAAAGCTCACGACGAAATGCTGCCTAATTGCATAAGGTATAAGCTCTCGGGCTTGCTCTTCAGCCTTGCCCTGCCTGATTTGATGGGCGTAGTGACAAGCGGCGTCATAACATCTGGCCAGATCAATTTTTCTGTCTTCCTCCGTGTATTCGTAATCCGCCCCATCACGGTCTCTATATCTCTGAGGGGGGCGAAGGTAAAATACCTCTTCAACAGTTCGCCTACCACTTGCAGTATCAAGAATCCTCTGCCCCGTATAACGCCCACTTTGAACATCAAATGAATTATGTACCACAATTCCGTTTGCAATAAAATTGTGATAGGGCCCACTGACCTCAATGTCATAGGTTTGTTCCACGCCAACATACAGCATTGACGCAATTTTAACTGGAGTCACTTTTTTCGCACGAGAAACCCCGTGCAGCTTTCTGTCTTCCGCATTTTCACGCTCGGAGCCCCAGGCAAGATTGCGCAGGCGATTGTCAAGCGGGTTGCCATTCAAGTGCCTTGCAACACCTCCAACTGGCGCCGGCCCAACAAATGCGTTCAGCACGAGGGTGTGAATATTTGCCCTGATGCACCTACCAGATCCATCGGACATGGATGCGTAAAAATAATGCCCAGAAGCGCCTGCCGTTTGCTTCTTGAGCTTTGGCTCTACCGGGGCGACGAGCTTACCCCTGTGCTTTCTGGGTGCCCATGACCTAAGTCTCCCGAGGGACGAAACCTCATACCAATCAAAGCCCGGTACAACCCTCCACTCTTCTGTCGAAATTTCCGCAGAAAGGTCAGGCGGAGTTGGCACGATTTCCCGCCCCACTGATTTTGCTGTCATAACAAAATCGCCCACCGACAGGTCCCCGAACCTGGCCCACCCGCCTGGCGTAAAAACCTTATGATCAAGCGTTGCGCGAATACTTGATCCATCGGAAAGCGTAATTAGATAAACCTCCCTGGCCCCATTCTCGTAAATATTTGTAATTGATGTATGCTGAATCATGCCAGTGCCTTCATTGGCCTGCAGTAGTTTTCTATTTTTTATTTGTTCTCGCATATACATAGCATCATTCTGTGTTTTCTGATGTAACCTGCCGCGATGCCAAAGATCAGCAAGCTCTTTGATTGTTTTTCTATAAAAGACCTGCCCCTCGTTAATGCTTGGGTGTCCAAAATCGACAACAGTGTCTCCCGCCAGACAGCAACCAATGCGGTGAGTTCTCGCCTGCTGCATTACAGAGTGAGGAAACCAGCCCACATTCAAAGTAATTTGTGGATGCTCCGTGCAACCAAAATGCCCCCTATCCCCACTCAGCAATCTCTTAACTGCAATCGCCCCGGCCTTGCGCTCCTCCGGCAGCTCCTGGTCAGCAATAAAATCTTCACAGTAATCCTGGTGCATCGCAGCGTAAATGCACCTCTGCGGCTCTTCGGTTCTGCGAATTAGTGCAACTCTGAACAGTGGATCAATCTTCTCAGTTTTCATGGAGCCGAGCAAATCCAGCGGGGGCGAGAAGCAGCATAGCTCAGCCTAAGAAGAAATCAATGTGGGGGCGAGAGAAAATTGATGAGAAGGGGAAAACGGCCGGGGCTGGAAACTTTACAGATTTGATATAAATACAAGTGTCTGTGTGAAATAGACACTAAAAAAATTTTGAGACACTGGTTTGAAAAAGTTGCGAAAATCGATTTTTTCAGAGTAGGGGGGTGTAAAGTAATTGTGCTGTTGAGATAGATGAGAGTTGATGTGAGTGTTGGGAATAGGTGAAAGAGTGCTGGTTGGAATAGGTAAAAAAAATTTAGGGGTGGGGGTATGTGGCTTTGCCCGCGCCAGCAGGGTCACCCCATCTAGTTACCTAGCAGGGTAACCCTTACCGGGTCGGTTTAATTAAAGCCGCTCAAATCGTGGTGAGCCTTGCTCGAACTCTACGCTAAACGTTTCGTGCCCGATTTTAATTGTATTGTTGTTGATCCGTTTAATTTCACTTATTTCCGACCATGGGTAACTAAGCACGATCTGACCGGATGGTGTCAAGTGGCCATAGAGAACCGTTTGATCGCTTTCAAACCTGATGCGAGCACAATAAACAGACATGATGCAGGGGGAATGAAGGGCTGGAGCCCGGCAGAATTAACTACCGGGCCGATGGTTCCAGGCGCTGGAGATCAGATAGCCTGAGCGGCTTTAATGTCTGCCGCTGCGCGATCCGCAAGGGCTCGGGTGAGGTCATTCTCGGTGAGCTTATGC